CTTTACAGCTAGCCCCCTCCCCCATGCTTTAGAGTTACGCTGTACAGTTTATCAAGCTTGTTGGATAGTTTACTTGCTAGTTTAGCGAGTGTGTGGGTTGTGATGCCACACTCTTAAGCATATTTATAAGTACCTTGATTAGACATCCATCCTAGGATAGATACTCGTAAGCATGCTCAGAAGTTTATCACATTGTGAAATAACATTGTTGACAACATGGGAATAAACTATGATAATTGAGTTACTAACTAGGAGGAATTAACTATGATGTCACGTAAGGAAAAACTAATAAGCTTACTCAATACAGGGTTTTTACTTGTAAGCTTTACAATGTTAATTGTTTATGTATCATATGTCGCATAAGGAGGAAGTAATCATGAGTGATTTAGAATGGTGGAAATGGCAACTAGAATACAGGCTAAAAATTACTAAAGGAAGACGTGATAATTTATTTATTCGTGAGTGTTTAATGATGATTGAAAGGTTGTCGAAATGATCAATTTGTCTAAAACTAGTAAGCTTGATGGGATCTTATCGTGGTCACTTCAGGCATTGGAAACTTGTCCAGGATCTAAGGATTCTAACGGAGAGTTAGTACCCGCTTGCAGTGGATGCTATGCAACTACTGGTAATTACAGGTTTTCCAATGTTAAGAAACCACGCTTAGAGAATCGTGAAGACTGGAAGCGTACTAGATGGACTACGGATATGGTATTGGCTTTAGATTCTTGCAGGTACTTTAGGTGGTTTGATAGTGGTGACATGTACGACATCCGATTAGCTGAGAAAATTTATCAGGTTATGAGTTTAACTCCATGGGTAAAACATTGGCTTCCTACTCGCATGTATAAATTTAGTAAGTTTGCTAGTGTTATCGCTAGAATGCAAGCTTTACCCAATGTAGTGGTAAGATTTTCGAGTGATAGCGTTAGTGGTGGAATTATCGAAGGCACTACAACTAGCACAATATTTAGCGATACATTACCAGTAGGGGCTTTTGAATGTAAAGCTTATGAGCACGAAGGGAAATGTAATGGTTGTAGGGCATGCTATGATAAGGACGTGAAAGTTATCGCATATAAAGCCCATGGGGTTAAAATGGCTAAAGTTATCAAGATTATTGCAACTAAGTAAACTAAGGAGAATTGAAAAATGAAAAACTTATATTTGGTATATAGAGATACTGAGCATGGAGAGTTTGATATATTTGGATTAGATACGCTAAAGGAGGCTCTAGAGTTTTGTGAATTCAATCCTGATTATCAGGTATACGAAAGTACTCAATACAATCTAGAGACCGCTAAAACTATATTTGAAGGAGTAATTTAACATGGAGGCATTGACAATAAAGCAACAAAATTTAATCGTGAATAATGTAGTTAAGGCATGCTCAGATATCAGCAAACTTAACGGGACGGGATACAAGTATTTATATTTATGCTCAGGTTTTATCGCTCATTACAATATTGACGGTTTTAAGTCTCATTACGAAGACGCTAGTCTTATCAGGGATATATTGCACAATGCGGAAAGTAATACTTGGGCAAACTTTAGGGAAGGTGATAAGAATTACCACTACTATAAAAGCAAGGCACAAGTTTATAAAAAAATAGTTGACAAATTACATAACCTAGAATTAAACTTATGGAATACTTAGGAGGGTTTATAAAATGGAATACATTAAGAAAATAGTACATGCTCCAAGCGAGGATCGTAACTCTTGTGCACTCAATGCCACGTCAATAGCCTTAGACGTGCCCTATTACGATGTCTATAAGGTTTATAAGGCATTTGGTAGGGTACATGGTAGGGGATCATCCTGGCTTATGATGGCATGCTCTATTAACTGGCTTATGAATGCTGAAAAGGATTACCAGATCGAGAACGAGGAAGACATCATAAAAGTAAAAGGTAATTGGAAAATGCCTACTCACTTAAACATTACATTAAAAAAGTTTGCTGAGTTATTCCCTAAAGGACGCTATATTGTGGTAAAATCTCAGCATGCCTTGGCTTTAATTGATGGAGTATGGTATGATAACCACGAGCCAAATCCAAAGGCACGAGTAAAACACTTTTATAAGGTAGGATAAAATGGAATTCACTACACAAGAACGCACGCTATTATTGCAGGGAATATGGTATAATCAACACCAAGTCAGTAACGATATGGATAACCCTCACATAGATGAGGATATACGAAAGTTTTTAATGGATAAGCTTCACAGATTACAGGAATTGGAAAGTAAAATTTTAACCAATGGAAAGTAATACATGGGCAAACTTAAACAATTTTTATTGGAGGAAGAGTACATGAATAGATACGATAGCGGGTACTATAACGATCGTTATTACGAGCCCGAGGACGGGGACTTTGACGAAGAGTTAATCGAAGAGCGAGTGTTTAATATGGTCGAAGATCCTGAAGGGGAATTCTACTGGAAAGCGGATGAGCAATGGTACGAGGGCTTGGCAGAATCAGGATTTATTGGTACAGTTTACGAGGATATTCCTTTTGAACTCGCTCCCAATGATGTGAAGGATAAAGTATTAAACTATTGGAGGTCGGTCGCTAGAGGTTATGCCGATGGAGATTGATTATAAAACAATCATTATTATCATTTGGGTTTGCTTAACATACTACATTGGGAGAGACTTATGAACGAGGATAAATTCATAAAGTATACATTACTGGCAGCTTTTGCATACTTTAGTGGACATGTGCTATACTATATTTTTGCGGAATCAGCATGCTATTTATACGGAGTCTTCCAATGAAAGTACTAGTGGCTTGTGAGTATAGTGGTCGGGTTAGGGATGCTTTTACTAAGCTTGGACATGACGCAACATCATGCGACTTGCTTCCTACTGATGCTCCAGGAAAGCATTACCAAGGAGACGTACTAGACATCATTAACGATGGCTGGGATTTGATGATCGCTCATCCACCTTGCACACACTTGGCAGTATCAGGGGCTAGATGGTTTAAGGATAAGGTACAAGAGCAAGCAGAAGCATTGGAGTTTGTCAAGGTATTATTATCAGCACCTATTGAGCGTATTGCCTTGGAGAATCCGATTAGTATTATCTCTTCAAGGATTAGAAAACCTGATCAGATTATTCAACCTTGGCAGTTTGGTCATGGCGAAACGAAAGCTACTTGCTTGTGGCTTAAAAATTTACCTAAGCTTGTACCTACTAACATCGTGGAGGGCAGAGAAGCTAAGGTACATAAGATGCCACCAAGTCCTGATCGATGGAAGCTTAGAAGTACAACATACCAGGGTATCGCAGACGCAATGGCACAACAATGGGGAGCACTATGAAAAAGTTATATAAGATTTTAGATGAGGATGGGTCAGTAGTTAGAATATTTGGTTATAAAGAAGAGGCAGAACGATTCTTAAAACTAGACAAATCCTTTAAGATTCAAGTACTTATGATGGAGCGTAAGCGTAATCCTGAGAATAAATTTCAGTGGGCTTACAAGATTTTAGGTGACGCTTTAGTTTAATTGTGATATAATATTTGAAAAGGAATACACCATGAGATGCATTTGCTGTGATAAAATTCTTAGTGACTTTGAAGCTACTCGTAAGAGTATCAATACGGAAGAGTACCTAGACATGTGTAATAAATGTTACGCTACAGTTAGTGATCAATTACTTTCATATGAGCGTAATGATTTATATGACGAGGAAGATGAGTACTATGAAGACCTAGATGACTCAGATTTCACATCACAAAAAAAGCTAGACTATGAAGAATAACTGTGCTATAATATCTTTATAGAGATATTTATATAGTAATGTATTTTATATAGTTTATATCTTAGACATAACTTTAAAGAGGAAACCATGGCAAGCTTAAGAGATCAACCTGAAGAGATGGCTTATCATTTTGCATTGCAGGAAATCGTAGACTTTGCTCAGTTGTACGGCATTGATGCTGTAATGCAAGACATTGTAGATACTTGGAACATCCGTCTTAAAGCACAAGACACAATGACGATTGACATAGGATACGAATACTCATGAACGAGCATGGCTATTGTCCCGCATGCGGAGCAGATCTTGATGGTGGTCTAGTTTGGGAATACTTCTACGCTCAGACTGGATCGAAAGAAGAAGCAGATGTCTCAGCTAGTTTCTACGGAGCTACTCGTACCGAAGGTAAATGGGGTAGGGCTCTAGGAATATACGACAGAGACTTAGATAGAACGGTAGCTTGGGAGTGTCCAGATTGTACACATCGATGGGGAAGAAATGAATAAAGTTATAGCAGCTATCTTAGCAGTCACTTGTCCTTTATGGATTATTCCAGCACTCTTAATCTTTTCAATAATGCTGGTCATAGTGGGTGCATATGAAGCGATACTAGAATTGTTAGAAGGAAAGAAATGAAAGTAGAGAGTAGGTTTTTAAAGCATATACCTTGCATGAACTGCGGATCTTCGGATGCCAACAGTCTATACGATGACGGTCATGAATTCTGTCACCGTTGTGGAACGTATAAGAAGGGCTCAGAAGCGATGGCAAAGGCTTGGGCAGGGGAGGGTATCAACCATGATAAACAAACGCAATACGGAGGGTTTAAACCAGTGCTAGAGGCATTAAATAATGTAGAGTCAATCCCAGTACAGGAGCGTGGTATTTCTGCTAGTACTATGCACTACTTTGGTGCAGGTTCTGACGGTAATAAATACTACTTTCCATACGCTGATGCGTCTGGTAAGATTGTTGCAGCCAAGACTCGTGGAGTGGAGGAGAAGGAGTTCTCTGTCATCGGTGACTGGAAGCATGCTGTATTATTCGGACAGAACAAGTTCACCCCTGGAGGGAAGGCTATCACGATTACCGAGGGTGAGTTCGATGCACTGGCTTGCTATCAGCTAACTGGTTCACGCTTCCCAGTGGTGTCGATTCGTAACGGTGCAAGTTCAGCACTCAAGGATTGTCGAGCAAGCTTCGAGTACTTGGATTCGTTTGAAAAGATTGTGATCTGCTTTGATAACGATGAAGCAGGACAGCAAGCGAGTAACCAAGTTGCTGAACTCTTCGGGGCTAAGGCACACGTGTTCAAGTATCCGATCAAGGAACTCAAGGATGCCTGTGATTACCTGAGTCGTGGTAAGAATAAAGAATTCATTGACACATGGTGGAATGCTGAGAAGTACGTACCTGACGGTATCGTCTCAGGTTCTACGCTGTGGGAGCTAGTTAATCAACCAGTGGAGAAGGCTGACGTAGATTATCCTTACCTTGGAATGAATGACTTGACCTACGGTATTCGCTGTGGTGAACTCGTGACAGTGACTGCAGGATCTGGACTAGGTAAGTCTCAGTTCTTGCGTGAGATTGTGTGGCAGATACTGAGCAAGACGGATGACAATATTGGCTTGATGTTTTTGGAGGAGTCAGTTAAGAAAACTGCGAAGAGTTTAATGGCACTCGCTGCGAATAAACCCTTGCACTTGCCTGACTGCCAGACTACTGATGAGGAGTTACGCTATGCCTTTGATGCTACCCTTGGAACTGATCGTCTATTTTTGTTTGATCATTTTGGGTCTACCGCCATTGACAATATTATCAACCGAGTACGCTTTATGGCAAAAGGTCTTAATTGTAAGTATGTATTCCTTGATCACGTATCGATTGTTGTCAGTGCTCAGGAGAACGGTGACGAAAGGAAAGCATTAGACGAGATCATGACTAAGCTTCGCACGATTGTCCAGGAGACTGGCATTGCATTGTTCGTGGTGTCGCATCTCAAGCGTCCTGAATCTAAAGGACACGAGGAAGGAGCAGCTACATCGCTTGCCCAGTTGCGTGGGTCTGGATCGATTGCACAACTATCAGATATGGTGATTGGTCTTGAACGTAACGGTCAGCACGAGGATGTGACGGAACGGAATACCACTTACGTCCGAGTATTGAAGAATCGTTTTAGTGGTTTAACTGGATTGGCTTGTCGTCTACTGTATCGTCGTGATACTGGTCGGATGTCTGAGCTACCACCTGAGGAGAAAACATTATAATGGAAACTGGAATGTTTCGAAAGAACGCTGATCAGATACAGACTGACATGCGTAACCAAGAGAACACTCGCCAGTTATTAGAAAGTATTCTATCGATGGAGGTAAAACCACAGCATGAATTTAGTACTTGGGATTGGGAAGTTTACGAAGGAGATAAACTAAAAGCAATTGTAGAATATCGCAGACGGTTTATTAACTTCGGAACATACCCTGATTTTCAATTCAGTAAAAAGAAATTTTATCTAATGAAACAGAAAGCACTAAGCGAAAACATTGGTGCTTACATGGTGGTAGAATTTAATAATGGGTTGAAGTTCTTTACCATTGACGGAGAACCTGAAGAAAAAGTAATGCAACGCAGAGGAGAACAGCGGACAGAACCAGTAGTTGTAATACACAACAGTATGTTTCAAGATGTGAAACAAAACATGAAAGGATTATTATGAAAAAGATTTTACTTGCAGTAACTATGATGTTCGTGTATAATATTAGTATGGCTTGTACAACTACCATCGTTTCATCTGGTGGAAAGTACATCACCTGTACCGTTTGCCCGAATGTCACGATATGCAATTAATCAAATGGTTTGGAACTGCACTATGCTTAATCGGAATAGCGTTAACTAGCTTCAATGTATATCCACTTAATATATTATTTGGACTGGTGGGATCTGCATTGTGGACTTATGCTGGTGTACTGCAGCGTGATATACCTTTGATACTGGTTGAAGCAGTAGCAGTTGCCCTGTACTTTGCAGGAGTAGTCTCTTATGTAACATATGAGTTACATAAATGGCTATAAGGTAACATTTATATTACATTAAGGAATGATATGAGTTTATTACAAATGCCTAAGGTTATCGAATCAGTGAATGAATTAGGTAAACGAGTTGCTAAGTTGGAAGCAATGGTTAAGGAGTTACAAGACGCTTTCGTGATGGCTACTCAGCAGAACGTAGTTGCTGCTGCTGAGCAAGCTGCTAAGAAAGCGAAATCAAAATGAGACAATCTTTAATCGTAGTTGCTGCTTTGCTTGGCTTGATGGCTGGCTTTCTAATAAGTGAACACAAGCACAGACTAGATAACATTCAATGCAGTAGCTACTCCACGAAGTACTCCAAGTGGGATGGCTATCTAGCACGAGACGAGTTCGGAGATCTCCGCTGCTTCTGGCTAGAGCGTGAGTATCCATGGCGAGTTAGACAAGGAGTACCAGTGTAGTGGTATGGCAATGTCCTCCATTAAATTTATTTAACTGGAATAACTTTTGGAAATGGAATTCAATGAGAAAGATTATTCTCGACATCGAAACAAACAGCACACACGATAAGATCTGGATGTGTGTTACAAGAGAAGTAGGAGGAGACGTTACAGTATGGAAGGAAGCAAACGGATTACAAAAGTATTTGGACAGTTGCGATTTGATTATCATGCACAACGGAATATGCTTCGATGCCCCAGTACTGAGAGAGAACTGGAAAGTTACGATGAAGCCGAGCCAAGTGTGCGACACGCTCGTGTTAAGTCGCCTCCTAAACCCAAGTCTGGAGGGCGGTCATAGTCTTGAAGCATGGGGTCAACGCTTAGGAGTTTTCAAAGCACCGTATAAAAAGATATGGGCTTGGATGACTAACATGACTTTCGTGACAGATGAGAAGGCACAAGGATTTACTGGCTACCGAGATGGACTGGAGTTTGATCAGCCAGTACTGCCCTTATTAGAATCGTACTGTATCCAAGATACTTTAGTAACAGAGAAGTTGTACTTTCATTTAACTGCTGAACTTAAGGCAAACAAATTTGACGATAGGAGTATTAAACTTGAGCACGATGTACAAACGATCATTGCGAAACAAGAAAGGAATGGCTTCAAACTCAACCAGAAAGAAGCTATCACTTTATTATCAACGCTTCAAGCTAAGCTTGTTCTTCTTGAAACTGAGCTTCAAAACATTTTTCCAACCAAAGTTACCCCACGCATATCAGACAAGACAGGAAAAGAACTCACCCCAAAAGTCGAAGTCTTCAACCCAGGCAGTCGCAAGCAAATCGGGGAACGACTCATCGAGAAAGGCTGGAAGCCAGAGAAGTTCACAGAAACAGGGCAGCCAATCGTCGACGAAGGGACGCTCGAAGGTTTAGATTTTCCTGAAGCTAAAGCTATCGCTGAGTACTTGTTACTGCAGAAAAGAATAGCACAGATTGATTCGTGGTTGAAGACAGTAGGTAACGATGGACGAGTACATGGCAAGGTCATCACGAATGGTGCAGTCACTGGACGAATGACACACCACAGCCCCAACATGGCACAAGTCCCTAGTTGTGGTAGCCCCTACGGAGCAGAGTGTAGGGATCTTTGGACTGTAGAGAAAGGATATAAGTTAGTAGGTATCGATGCGTCTGGACTAGAGCTTCGAATGCTTGCTCACTACATGCAAGACGATGCGTATATTTATGAGGTCACACAAGGTGATATCCACACAGCAAACCAAAAAGCTGCTGGTCTCGAAACACGTGCTCAAGCAAAGACGTTTATCTATGCATTCCTCTATGGTGCAGGGGCTGCCAAGATCGGGAAAGTTGTGGGTGCTGGAGCAAAAGAAGGACAAAAGCTTATTGATTCTTTTCTGGCGAACACCCCGAAACTTCGAGAGCTTAGGGAGAAAGTGGCTCGAATCTGCAGTACGTCGGGAACATTGCCAGGTCTTGATGGACGTAGACTACAAGTTAGGTCTGACCACGCAGCACTCAACACTCTTCTCCAAGGTGCGGGTGCGATTGTCATGAAGCAAGCTTTAGTTCTCTTGAACGAGAAACTAAGACGAGCTAAGATTAGTTACAAGTTCGTAGCAAATGTGCATGACGAATGGCAGATTGAGGTAGAAGAATCACGAGCAGATGAAGCAGGTAAGTTAGGAGTACAAGCTATCGAAGAAGCAGGTCGTGTCTTGAATATGCGATGCCCTCTCACTGGCGAGTACAAAGTAGGTAATTCATGGAAGGAAACACACTGATGGATAGATTGAAATTAGCAGTATTACAGGAGTTACGCTCAGGCACTAGCCCTACAGAAGTTATGAGTATCTTATATAAGTTATCTGATTATATTGCTGATGCTCAGACGCAGCATGCTAACCCAATTATTACAGAGATAGCTCAAGCGATTCATGATGCGGACTTTCGACCATGAGTGAAATGCAGGAGTTACCTGAAGGAGTAAATGATTTAGTTGTCCTCGCTGAGAAGGACGGCTACTTGATGGTATTCACTAGATTGCCTGAGGAAGAGACGCTGGAATTACTTGAACGTACAATCGCTATCTTGGAAACAGACGGTCTAGATGAGAAGCAGTTGACAAAGCACTAATCGTAGTGTATAATATATGTAGTTGTTTACTAAGGAGAAATAAATATGAATGCAGCAAAACCAACCCCAATCAAAGCAGATATTTTCTGGGCTTCGTTAGATACCCCGAACAAGTTCTCGAATAAATATCAGGTAGATCTTTGCAATCTGTCTGATGAATCTGTCAAGGCTTTGACTGAGATGGGCATCACAGTTAAGAAGGATGAGCGTAAACCTAATCAAGGTAACTTCGTCACAGCTAAGAGCAAGAATTATCCCATCATTGCAGTCGACGAGAAGGGTAATCCAATCACTGCTAAGATCGCTAATGGATCTAAGTGTGTCGCCATGATCAAGCCTTATCCTTACACTATTGGTAAAGGAGTTGGTGTCGGTGTCAGTAAGTTGATTGTGACGGAGCTAATTGAATACAAACCTACTGGTGTCGGCATTGAGGACTTAGAAGAAGAAGCTCTCTAATGCATTTAGCCCTGATTGATGGGGACATTCTAGTGTATCGCATTGGCTTTGCCTCAGAGGGTGAGCCAGAGTCAATAGCGATAGCTAGGTGCGGTGAGTTCTTAGAGAACCTAATTCTCTTCAATGGATTCGAAGACTATCAAGGATTCTTAACAGGTGGTAATAACTTCAGGCACGAGATAGCCAAGACTGCTCCATATAAGGGCAATCGAAAAGCTGCAAAGCCACAGCATTACGACATCCTCCGAGACTACATGCAGAAAGCTTGGGACTTTGAAATGATACAAGACCAAGAAGCTGATGACGCTATCGGAATTGCAGCGTATGCTTTAGAAGTTGGAGAGTATTGCATCTGTACCATTGATAAAGACTTGGACATGATTCGAGGTGATCACTTTAACTTTACAAAAGATCATCGTTACTTCATAACTGAGGAAGAAGGGATTAGGAATTTTTATAAACAGATTTTAACTGGCGATAGGGTAGACAATGTTATTGGGATTAAAGGCATTGGAGCAGTTAAAGCGGAAAGAATACTTAAAGAATGCAAAGACGAAAACGAAATGTATCTTGCTGTCCTGGAAGCTTACAAAGGAGACGAAGCAAGGGTGCTGGAGAACGGACAGTTGCTGTGGATAAGAAGGCAGCCAAACGAGATCTGGACTCCACCAAAGCTATCTACGTCCAGTGGGTCGACGCAGTTGCCGACTCAGGCTGGGAAGACGAAGTCAAAGCAGAAATCCACCTCTGTCACACAATCGGATTCTTGATTAGTGAAACAGCGGACGCTTTGTGTATAGCATCAACGGTGTCTAAGGAAGATAGTAACGCTAGGATGCACATACCAAAAGCATGGATTAAGAAACGAAAGGTAATTAAAGTTGAAACCCCAGTCAGCAAAAGCAAAAGGAAGAAAACTGCAGCAGTGGGTGCGGGATCAGATACTCCAACGATTCCCTACGCTGAGCACTGATGATGTCAGAAGCACAAGCATGGGAGCGAGTGGAGAAGATGTACAGCTTAGCTCGGCTGCTCGTATGGTCTTTCCTTTTCAAGTGGAGTGCAAGAGCCGTAAAGCTATTGCTGTCTTCAAGGATTATGAACAAGCTCAGACGCATGGATTAGTCGAGCCACTCGTTATCTTGAAGCAGAACAATAGTAAGCCTCTTGCTTTAGTAGATGCTGAATACTTTTTTAACTTGGTGAAGAACAATGGAAATAAAAATAGTTGAATGGAAAGTTATTGGGGATAACTCGAACTTTACTGTCTTAGGTATAGACGACAAAGGTTCGATTTATTATTGGAAAGAAGCTAAGTGGAACTTATTATAAATGCCAACACATTTAATAATTCCTGACTGTCAGGTAAAACCTGGACACGATTACACTTACTTACGAGCGATTGGAAACTACATTGTTAAGAAGCGTCCTGATGTTATTGTTAATATTGGCGACTTTGCGGACATGCCTTCACTATCAAGCTATGATAAAGGAAAGAAGTCCTTCGAGGGTCGACGATATAAGCACGATGTAGCTGCAGTCCATGAAGCACAAGACATCTTATTGAAACCACTGCGTGACTTGCAAGCAAGACAGCGTCGAAATAAAGATAAGGTGTACAAACCACGAATGGTGTTAACGATTGGTAATCACGAGCATCGTATTAATCGTGCAGTTGAAAACGATTCAATGCTTGATGGTACAATTTCTATTGAGGATTTGAATTATGCTAAAGCTGGTTGGGAAGTTATTCCGTTTGAGCAGCCTATCATTATTGATGGTGTTCTATATTCCCATTATGTTACTGCAGGGGCTCTTAATAGACCTGTTGGCTCGGCAGCAGCGATTATCTCCAAGAAACACCAGTCGTGTGTGGTGGGGCATCAGCAAGGCAGACAAGTTGCTTACGCTACTAGAGCAGATGGGAAGACGCTTACAGCGATAATCGCAGGGAGTTGTTATGAGCACGATGAGGATTACTTGGGAGCACAGGGTAACAACTATTGGCGAGGTATTGTGGTCTTACACGAAGTTCGTGATGGTTGCTTCGATGAGATGTTTGTTTCCTTAGACTTTTTAAAGAAGAGGTATTTATGAATCCAGTAGCAATGCCTTATCCGTATGGATATGTAGAATGTGAAGGTGAGATAACACTTGAGGAATACTTTCGTAGGCTGCAAGTAGAAGAACCAGAGTTAGACTCCTACATTCCTGAGTTAGATAAACCTAGGGACAAGCAAGTAGGCGGTAAGCATTATCACAAAGGTAACGGCATCCAGCCTTGGGATATTATCGATGCTTGGGAGCTTGACTTCTGGGAAGGAAATGTGGTAAAATATATACTACGTTGGAAACATAAAGACGGAGTACAAGACTTAGAGAAAGCGAGACATTACCTTGACTACATCATTAGTAAAAATTCTTAACGATGCACACAAAACAATGAAGGAGCAGAAACCAATGAAGACAGTAAAATTTAATAAGTTTTTCCCAGACGATAATGCATTCATCACAGTGGACGGACGCATGGATGACATCGATGACTGGCAAGTTAACATGACAGTACAAGCGGATACCAAGAATGTAGTAAGTTTCTGGTGTAGTGACTGGAATCATAAAGAATCAGTTGCTCAGCTCAAAGCATTCCAAGATGCAGCACAAAAGACTATCGACTTTATCGAAGCATGTTTGACTCAACCAGCTAAGGCTGCTAAGGTTAATGCTGCTAAGCGAACTGCTAAGAAAAAGTAAAATGAATCGTACTCTTACACTGCCAGAGTTAAAAGAACGGTTGAAGAGTTTGGACGAAGTATTACTTCTGGAGCTACTCGACATAGCTTCAGAAGATTATAACAGACTTCTAAAAGAAGTAGATTGGGAAGAAACTGAATGACAGAATTTAACACACCGTTTAGTACCGTAGGATATATTACATACAAAAGGACATATGCTCGTCGATTGAATGAAGCAGATCCTGGTAGTCCTACAGAAGAGTTTGAAGACACAGTGAATCGTGTCGTTGCAGCATCTAATGATCAGTTAGGTGTAGGCTTTACCGAAGCTGAGAAGAAACGATTGAAGAAGTACCTGATGGAATTGAAAGGCACAGTCGCTGGTCGATTCCTCTGGCAGATGGGTACTGAAACTGTAGGTCGTTTAGGCTTAGCAAGTTTACAGAACTGTGCATTCACCGTAGTAGATCAACCAGTACGTCCGTTCACATGGGCAATGGATCTATTAATGTTAGGCTCAGGTGTAGGCTACAACATTCAGCGAGAGCATGTGTCTAAGCTTCCTCCAGTTAATGAGAAGTTTCAGACTCCTACGAGATTAGATACAAATGATGCAGACTTCATCGTACCTGACTCTCGTGAAGGATGGGTTAAATTACTAGGTAAGACATTGAAGGCAGCCTTCTTAGCTAATACTGCTACAACATTTACCTATTCTACAAAGCTTGTTCGTGGTAAGGGTTCTCCTATCAAGGGCTTTGGTGGCACTGCTTCAGGTGCTGAGGATTTATGTTGGGGTATTGAGAAGATCGGTGAGATCTTGGAGAAGAGAGCTGGAAGACAGTTGCGTTCAATCGACTGCTTAGATATTATGAACATCATCGGTGCTATTGTAGTCGCTGGTAATGTTCGTAGATCTGCTCAGATTGCTATTGGTGATCCTGATGACGTTGAATACTTGCTGGCTAAACGGTGGGACATGGGTAACATTCCTTCTTGGAGAGCCATGTCTAATAACAGCGTAGTATGTAACGACTTCAAAGATCTTCACGAGTATTTCTGGGATGGGTATGAAGGCAAGGGCGAGCCTTACGGTTTAATTAACCTGAAGCTTAGCAGAAAGATTGGACGACTGGGAGAGACTCAGTATCCTGATCCTAAGGTGATGGGTTACAATCCATGTGCTGAGCAGTCCCTAGCTCCTTATGAGACTTGCTGTTTGGCTGAGATATATCTGCCTAATGTGTCGAGCAAATCAGAATTCATCGACATCTGTAAGCTGCTATATCGAATCAATAAGCATAGTCTTGCATTACCCTGCCATCTCGAAGAGACAGCAGATATTGTACACAGTAATATGCGTATGGGCATCGGAGTAACTGGAGTCCTACAAGCAAGCGACGATCAGCGTAGCTGGTTGAATGAAGCTTATCAAGAGTTACGAGCTTTTGATAAAGAGTATAGTGCTAAGCATGGCTTCCCTGAGTCAGTAAAACTTACCACTGTTAAACCTTCAGGCACTCTGTCGTTGCTGCCAGGTGTTACTTCTGGTTGTCATCCTGCGTATTCTCGTTACATGATTCGTAGGATTCGTATCGCAGCAGACCACGCTTTAGTACAAGTCTGTCGTGATCACGGTTATCCTGTGGAGTATCAGCGTAACTTTGATGGTAGTGAAGATCACAGTACAATGGTAGTTAGCTTCCCATTCTGCTATCCAGAGGGAACAAAGTTAGCTGCTGAGATGACTGCGATTGATCAGTTAGAAGTTGTGAAATGGTTGCAAGCTCATTGGTCAGACAATAGTGTTTCCTGTACAGTGTACTATCGTAAGGAAGAACTACCTGAGATCAAGAAGTATCTTGCTAAGAACTACAAGAACAATCACAAGTCCTTGTCATTCTTGCTACACAATGAGCATGGTTTCCATCAAGCACCTTTGGAGGAGATTACTAAGGAGCAGTATGAGGAGCTAGTTTCTAAGACTCGCTTGATTACTAAGATTGATGAAGCATCGTTTGAAGGAGGGGACGAATGTGCCAGTGGTGCATGTCCAGTTAAATGAAACTAGAACTGCTAAGCTTAACTGAAAATGAAGACGGATCTGCTGATCTTGAAGTAGATGTGGACGAGGAAGCAAAGAAGCTTCTGCTTCAGGTAGGCTTAGAAGCCCTCATCATCCGAGCAATTGAAAGTTATAAGGAAAAACCAAATGAGTCTTGAACTATACTTCCTCACTGGATTTATGGTAGGTTTTGAATACATCTCTGATTATGATGATTGTCGACATCTAATCGTAGACTTAGGAATATTCAGACTACTGTTTTCTTTTGAGATCTAATTTAAGAGCCCCTGCAAAGGGGCTTTTTTATTGGAACGGACGAGTACCCTGACGGTCTATAATTAGAGCCTGTTTCTTGGGTGGCTCAGAAGGGGTGTTAGGAACGCTTATATGCGTCCATGAGCCGAATTCTTCGATGATCTGATGGTAGGGTATATCCGCTTTAATGCACAGCTCTACGACCTGTTTAGGAGTTAATCCAGGGACTTTGAAATCAGCAGCACAACCTAATGGATGTTGGGATTTATTGGTAGAACCTATAGCTATATTTACTTCAGGAGATCTGTACCCAGAGGTTATAAAGATAGGCTTACCTACTAGTGCTCTGACCTGCTCCAACAGAGCTGCCAAGCGAGTCAGGTTAGCAATCGCTGTAGCATTGGGTGTGTTGTCTAATCCTTTACGGTCTGCAGTCTGAGACGCTGTCATCTCAGCCAATGTGAAGTTAGGACTTAGACGCATTCTTAGTCCTCATGTCCATGATTTTCTCCAGAGTACGACCTCCAAAGTAGAAAGACATAATCAACATACCCCATTGTCCTAGTAATTCGACATACTTCTCATTTGCATTAGAGCCAAACGCTGACATCATCGCGAATATAAAGTATGCTCCTAAGATAAAGATAAGGGTCATAGGACGGATGTTCTTAGACAGCCAGCTATCGCTAGTCATGTCTGCTTGAAGACGTTTAGTAAGCTCCTGAGCTTCAACCGTATCAGCATTGAGCTCAGCTAGTCTGCCCTCTTGCTGCATCTTCAGCAGCTCTACCTGAGCCTTTGCCTTAGCTTCTGGATCAGGAATTAACTTGTCAATTAATTTGTTACCGATTTCAAATATCGCTGCTAGTGGAAACATTATTTCTCCCTCTCTTGACGACGCTTACGTGCTTCGTCGATACGATCTAGTGCATCTAAGTAAGCTTCCAAAGCTTCTTCAGCTTTCAAGAACTCACGATCTTTCTCGTCCTCGTCAGCTTTCTTCATCTTAGCTTCTAAGAATTTAAGATCACTACGGATTTTCTTTTCTGTTCGCTCAGCTACGTCATCAAAGACAATATCAAATACACGAATACCAGTTAAGTACTGTGCTTGACGCTGCTCCTCAGGTAGATCACTACGAGCTTCTCTTGGTGTAAACTGTAGGATTCCAGGAGTTGTAGTGACTTCTTTAGTTACAGGATCTACGTTGCGAGTACCAAAGACACCACCTGGGTTAGCTCTGTCGATCTCGTTAAGCATAACGATGTTAGATAATAACTTAGCTAAGTGCACAGGCATCTCAATACCAACCATGTCTGTGGTTTGTCCTTTGTATTCTTCGATGTTCTTTTTACGGAAGAAATCGTAGTTAGAAAAGAACTCTAAAGGAGCTTTGAGTAACGGAGACACACCACCTAAGGCTGTGGAAATAGTGTTAGATAACTTTCCTCGTTCAGTAGTCGGAGGAGTTGTCTCAACATCTAAGAACTTAGTGAATGTAGTTAAGTCTGCAAAAGGAATTAAGTTTGCTAATGTGATAGCCTTAGCAGTTCCTGGCTGAGCTGGCTCTCCTAAGAACTTCTCAGCACCGTAGATAGGCATGGCTTCACGAATGTAATCAGGCACGTCTTCCAGATCTGGTACTTCAGTCTCAAACTGGATGTTCTCACGAGCTAAGTTAAGCTTATTGACTTTATCTGGGTGACGAACAATAGCTTCTAACTGGAGAGGTAAGTTCTTACGAGACCATGTATAGAAAGGCATTAAACGCTTCAATGTGCTACGCTCGAAGGGACTTAGATCACCGTAGTCGAACAGATACTTACGCACCTGAGACGCTGCCTCGTCAAAGTTCTTACCTTTGTTTAGAGAGTCAATGAACAGAGCGATACGAGCATTATCTTCGATGGTCTGTCCAATCTTAAAACCACCACGAAGGATAGGATTACGAGTAGACAGAGTAAACGGATTAGACGAACCACCTTTGAGTACATCTTCTACTGTTCTTACGATGTCGCCTGAGTACTGTCCTTCACCGAACACACCACGAGTAGCCATTGCATCATAGAGTTCATCTACTTTATATCCAGCAATCGATCCATTAAGATTGTTCTTAGCGAGCTTGACTTGGAAAGCAGCAGCATCAGCGTATGGCTTAGGTGTTGTAACACCAGCAAGGTAATTATTCCACAAGTTACCAATTGTATTCGAGCACCTAGAGACCACATCTTCCACCAGTTTTGAGCACCGTCGTAGACCTTCAAGAACTTGTTGATCTCTTCACTGCTTGTCAAAGTCTGATATGAACGGTTTAGACGCTGTGCTACCTCAGGTGGAAACTTAATCCCTGGTATTTCTGGCACTGTTGTATACGTAGCAGGAGCTACTTCAGCACGCACACCTAGTTCTGCTGCGTCATTCAAGAACTTACGACCAGCAATCGCCTGAGCAGCATTGAACTCAGCATAACCAGCTAGGATAGCAGGGTCATCTTGGAAGAACTTAGTTGTACCGTATAAATTCTTAGCGTTAATTTCTTTGACAGTACCCTCGATCTCACGAGAAATACCCTGAGGAGTCTTAGCCGATGGACGAAGACCAAAGAAGTTCTTAGCTCCTTCAGCTTTAAATAAGTCATCTGCTTCTTTAGTTAAGACATGAGGCATGTAAGTCTCACCTAAGTCACCGATATCGACACCAGCAGCTCGTTGTTGCTCTAGTAACTGACGGTTACGATCTATAATGCGTTGCTCAATAGCACCAACCACATCATCGGATAGGTTTCCTGTCTCAATGTCTTGTACAATCTTAGCTTTTAGTTCATTAACAGGTAGACCAGTCTGCTTAGACAGTGCTTTGATTTGATTCTCTAGTGCTTTAGCGTTCTGAACTCCTTCGATTCTTGCTTTATCTTTGAGATAACGATAGTTATTGAAAAGTTCTTGTGCCTTAGCTACATCACCTGTGTTGATATTGATAGCTCTGAAGAGTTCATTATCAGCTAAGCGAGAAGTAATACCGATAGATCCGTCTACTGTCTTAGCAGCCGTCTTGGTTGCATCAAAGAAAGGCTTAACAGTCCCTGCTTTAAGCGGATCAATAATAACATCACCCATAAAACCAAGCAACATAGACTTAACAGGATTGTTTCTCCTAAAATCCTCAGGCAATGCTTCTTGAAATGTAGTTTTTTCTTCGCCTTTAATACCACGAATACTAGCTAACTGAGCTTTTCTTAAGTTATCGTCGGACAATATATCCCAAATAGGAGCACCACTCTTGAACTCAGGGGTTTGTCCGATAGCTTTTAGATAGCCAGCAGTGGCTTGGAAGGGACGACTAAGAATCTCGATGGAATCTAACAGGAAGTTACCAGTAGTTTTACCTGCCTTCTGTACATCCTCAGGTAAAGCATTGTAACCAGCTTTGACAACATTACTAATCTTACTAGCAATCTCTTTAACTGGCTCAGGTATCGCTTGAGCAATACGATCAATAGCAGCTTTGTTTGTCTCAGCTACTAATGGATCAGCGATTGGGGCTTGCTTTGTAGAAGGATTATACTGCTGTTGAGCATATGCAATAGCTTGTGCTTCAGTTGCACCTTCAGGAGCGTTGACTTCGATAATAGCACCATCAGGTGCTTTTACTTCAAACACTGGCATTGAAGCTCCTTATGGTTTTGAAGGTGATTTAACTGTGGCAGACCATCCAGATTGTGCTGGAGCAGCTTGTTGTGTGGTTCGTTTACCAGCAGGAGGTGGAGGAACTACCTCTCTAGCAGGAGTAATAGTACTTGCTGCAGCACCTGTCCAAGGATTACGCAGAGCTAACTTCTGAGCAGTGACAAGCTCAGGATTCATTCTATCACGTCTGCTTAATTCCTTAGTCCAATCAATACCATTAGCTGTGAGAAGCTTGATAGCAGCTTCACGCTCTTCGTTCCAACGAGCACCTTGTTTAAAATCATTGCCAATTTCTTTTAATTCTTTGAGATTCTTTTCAATTATTACTTTAGTATTTTGAATATCAAGACTACGCTTTTCTTCTTCTTGTTTTTCTTTTCCTTTTTCTTTCTCAGCTACTTTATTCATTGCCACATAGCGACGATATTCAGGATCAGTAGTTAAACCAAACTTCTTAACAAAGTCTGTCATCTCAGCAACAGTTGTTGGTACTGGTACTTCTTCCTCACTCCATCCTTTACGAGTAGCTTTCTGAAGAATACTTACTTTTAAAGGATCAGCAAAAGTATCTACTGTTTCTGGATTATCTTTAATTGCTTTAATAGCATCAGTATATGTCTTAGTCTCAGCCTGTTTGAATTTAATAAACTCAGCCATTGCTGAGGCTTTTGCATCAGCATACTGAGGAGGCAATGCATCAGCGACAGCCTTGTAATATTCTGCTGTTCCGACTTGATACTGTGTACCAATATCATTTAATACTTGAGAAATATCAGCAATCTTTTTATCTACTGGTGTCTCTGTCAATCCAAGAGCAGTTCCACCAATCTGTGCTAAAGCAATGCCCATCTTCTCATAAGGAGAACCAGCTTGTGCATAAAGATTAGACCACAGCTTTTGTTGCTGCATAGAATATTCTGCAGGATCGACTCCAAATAAACCTTTAGCGAATGTAGTTGCCATGATTATCCTTTACTTAACCGAACAATGAGCCTGTACCACGACGACTCATTCCATATGCCTGTGCACCGCCACTGATTAATCCACTCCAGAAGCCAGCATTAGCAGCATTCGCTGCAGCCGTAGCACCATATTGAGTCTGTGCAGCTTGAGTCTGACCACCAGTAAATATATTAGCAGCTTGTGACGCACCTGGCTGAGCAGCTTGACCTAGTTGTAAGCCTAACTGGTAAGGCATCTGAGCCATCTGTTCTACTTGTCCTGATGCACCTAATGCACCAAGCAATGGCTGATAAGCTTGTGCTAATGTGCCATACTGTGTGCCTAGTAAGTTCGAGCCAGTACCAAACAAACCAGTACCAAAAGCAATACGTTGTTGAGCAGCTTGATCAGCTTCAGCAGCAAGCTGTAGATCTTGAGCAGCTTGTGCATTAAACAAAGCTTGTAGTTCTGGCGAGGTAGGGGCGTTACCTGTACCAGTCTGAACACCTAAGCCAGTTCTGCCAGATGCAAACAATCTACTGCGTACATCAGATAAAGCCCTGCTACGCATTGGCTGGAGTAAAGCTAAACGAGAATTAACATAATCCTGAGCAGCAGTCTCAGGAGATGTTGCTAAATATTGTTGTCCTAGTTCAAACAAACGCTGAGTTGCAGGAGCTAATGGCTGTAGTTGTTCACCAGCAGTCTCTGCATACTGTAGAGATGGTAGGAAACTAGCAAATAGTCTGTCTTGTAATCTAGCAAATTCAGGTGCAGGAGTATAGCCAGCTTCAGAGATATAAGGAATACCTGTCGCAGGGTCTACTTCACGAGTAAACTGAGACGTGCCAAACCGAGTAGTCATTCCTACTGGTCTGAACGCAGCAGCAGCAGCTCCCTCTCTAGATGCTTGACGCATCTGATTAGCAGCATCTACACCAGCTTGTTGAGTGCTATCTGCTGCTGTAAAGATATTAGCGACACTTCTAACTATACCGCCCATTATTTGCTCCTAGAATAAATATCGTATTTCACTTCGTTAAAAACTACCTTATCAAATTTCTTCCATCCTGTTACTTCTCCAAACTTTGCAAGCTTTGTATTAGTTTCAGCCACTAACGCTACTAATGGAACACTTACTAAATGCTGTAATAAATTTAAATCTGTTATATACTTTTGTTTTACTGTTGGTGTCCACTTAAGGACATCACTATGAAACCACAACATACCCTCAAACAACTCTAAGGACATCGTGTAGTCTTGTCTAAGGACTACTGGTACTTTCATCTTACGTTTTCATTATGAACGCAAGGGCATAGTACGGAGGCAAGTTCTGATTTGTACCGCTAGAACCTTCAGTACTAAGCGATGTCGATACAGTAATTCCAGTAACGGCTGATCCAGTAGTAGCCATGTTTGTTGATTGAGCTACATCGCCTCTAAGTCCTTGACTGTTATTTGGAGATCCTCCGAAAGACGTGGCAGGAGACAATGGAGGATGTACGTGTCCAGGGTCTGATACACTTGATGTAGCAGTATGTGTATGGCTTACATTAATAGCGTCTTTTGTACCGCCAGTTTGTGTATTGCTTCCAGTAACTGTACTATATGCTACACCAGCAGAATCGCTATGAGCACCAATTACAAATCTGTTTCTTAAATCAGGAGTACCGTTAGAGCCGTTACATAACACCCATCCAGTAGGAATTGTAGCAATTGTGCCAGACCACATCATGATCATTCCGCTACTAAACGCACTTGCTAAAGCAGTCTGCACAAACGCAGTAGTAGCTAGTTGTGTAGTGTTTGTAGCAGCAGAAGCCGTAGGAGCAGTAGGAGTTCCTGTAAGAGCAGGACTATTTAAATCTGCTTTAGAAGAAATAGCTGAAGCGATAGCTGTATATTCAGTATCAATCTCAGCACCTTTAATAATCTTTCCAGCATTGCCTGAAGGTAGGCTGTCTTTAGCTGTAAAGTTAGTGGCTTTTACATAGTTACTCATACTAGTGTTTTCCCTTGTTTAATTCCTACGTCAATCTTTTGTATTGATAATGGATTACCGTTGATGTCGGCTTCTAATCCTAGTTGCATTACTGTACCAGCACCGCCTGCGTTAATACTAAATCTATCTAAGACAATACCTGAGGAGTACTCAGCTATGTTATACTCACCAATATTATACTCATAGACAACAGCAGTTTCTAAAGTATAAGTAGTAGCTTGATAGCCTTCACTGTAATCAAAACCCCACTTCACAGCTACTGATTGATTAGTACCGCCTATCAACACCCAACCAATCTTTTTTAATATTTTCAAATTAGTTGCTGCATCAAAATCAAAGTAATTAGTAAAGTACTGCAAACGGTATGATGTGTTATTATCACTATGTCCAAAGTATTTACCAATATAACCAGGCTTGCCGATTAATAAGTTTCTGTCTTGCGTAGTAGCAAATGCCTTAGGTTCGATACTATCCCAGATTGTTACACGCATTGATCCGTCTTGTAAAGGAGCTCTAGTATCAAAACAATATACAAACTTAGTAGTAGGAAGCGTTAATAAATAAAATGCATCACGCTCAAAGTAAATGCTTTTAATCTTAGTTAAGTCTGTTTCCGAAGCTACAGCAGACATTAGATCATCACGAACATTCTTAGAGATATCCCGCATTGGTAGAGACTTCTCTTGGATGACTCGCTGTAGGCTACGAACTCCTGCATCCGATAAGAAAATAACATCAGTACCAATACTCTGCACAGAGTCACGAGCAATACAACCTACATTGTTTAATACTTCAACTAAGGTCAACGCAGCAGTATCTAAAGGATTAGCGTAGATAGCTGTATTCTTTTTACCAAAGAAGATAATATAACCGTTATGTGCTGCAGCAGCTACTACAGGATCTCCGTTAGGTAACACTTCATCTAAGTTCAAGAAACCAGCAGAACCGTTTAAGAAGTCTGTACCTTCTAACAAGTTACTAAAGTATACTGTTTGAGTGTCGCCAGAGATACCACCACACCAAACCCTGCCGTAAGCGGATAAGACCCAGCTCGGCATGAATGTAGAGGTTGTGTGGTTGGATGGCAATTTAGCTGCGTCGCCAACCCGCTGAAAGCCAAAAGTCCCGCTATCATGAGCATCAAAAGCACCACCTGAAACTGGTAACTCATGCCACACTAGCATTGGATGACTAGCTTGGGCTAAGTAGACATGAGGTTGAAAATCGTTTACATCTCCATACGACAGAGCAGCACCTTGCCAGTTGTTCGCAGTAATGGTATATGTAGCATTACCACTGTTATCTGCATTACGCACTGTCTTAGTAGTCATCGTAGTAGATCCTACGAATAACTTATTATTACCAGCACTTAATACTTCAGTACCACCACCAGTGACTACTTCAAATAAAAACTCTACTGCGTTAGCTGCACCTAAGTCTGTATTGACAGTGGTGTTTACTGGTGTCCATCCACGACGAGCACCAATACGACCGTATCTGTCAATCACACAATTTTGTGCCTTCAGAGCAAATCCTGAAGACAATGTAATGCTAGACTCTTGGGTGTTTAATCCGTAGAATCCAGGAGCTGCTATCGAGGCTGTCTGTAGTTGACTTGCCATTTAGACCCAGTCCCATTGCTGTTCTTCTAAGTAACGACCCGACTCCAATGCAATAGCATCTGCTAAGCTTTGACGCATGAGTTGATAGGTCTCTCCAGCTTGTACTCCACCGTCTTCACCACGTTCTGCCTGAGCTCTTGCTAATGCTCCTAAGATCACTGGCTCAGGAGGAACTAGTAGTATATCAGCATTAACTGCTAATGGCTCTTGTGGTTTGATAATGTTAAAACGAATGTTATAAGCACCATCAGGAATCGGATAGAGATCTACTTGCGTATCTCCGTTGGAGTCTGTACCATTGAAGTTATAATACGCAGGAGAACCAGTCTGAGGAGTAGTCATTAGGAATTGCTGATCCATCCATTTCGTAGCAGCTAAATTTACAAAAGTATTCTGAGTATCGTTAATAACATCAATAACTCTAAATCGCTGTCCTGAGCCTACTAAAACATAGTTAAATACCTGAGCAGTAGTCGTAGCGGATAGCGTCTCAGACAAGCTATTCCAGTTGTAGGAATCTTCTACCACACGCTTTGAATCATTGACAAACTTAGCGATAAGCTTGACATAGGCAGTGTCAGAAACCGAGGAAGCCTCTGGCTCACGCAGCCTGACTAGTACGTCATTTACAAGTTGGATATAGTTCATCGATGCCATAGTTTATACCATAAAATTGGTTAAAAGTCAATACCCTACCACTTAACTTTATCTGCCCAGTACGCAGCAGAAAGCTTACCTTTAGCGATATTCGCAGCATGGCGAGCTTTGAAGCTCTTCTGCCTAGCCTTCTCTGCTGGAGTCTTAGGATTTGAACCTGCCCCGCTTACACCTTGTTGACCAAAGCGAATAAGCTTCTCCTGAGTACCAGACTTAGCCAATACAGCATGGGACTTAGTAGGATGATTAGGAGTACGCTTAGGCTTATTGTAGCCAGAGAATGTTTCTTTACCTTTTTTAATCATCTGTAACTCGCTGTCTTCTTAGCAATCTTCTTAGGTTGCTTAACAAATTGTTTACCTGCTCGGTTACCTGCAGCTTTAGCCCTATTCGTAGCAGCTTTCTCTGCAGGAGTTAATGCCTTCCAAGCAGCATCTGGTAGGTAACGCTTCTTACCTTTACTAGGCGAACCGTCTGAAGTTCTCCACTTTTGTTCTGTCCAATCTTTTAAAGACTGTTGAGGTTTCTTCATGACTTGTACCCACCACCTTTAGCTTTGTATTCCTTAGCTAACATCTGAGCTTTTCTTGCTGACCATTCACCAGGGTCTCCACCTTTGCTACCTGCCTTAATCTTGTTAAACAAGTTCTTACGCATAGTAGGTTTAGTGTAAACCCCAGCTTGGTTGACTTTAGACTTTGGCTTAGTAGCCACGCTTAGCACCCATCTTCTTAGCTGGCTTAGCTACCATCTTAGCACCAGTCTTCTGAGCATATTGCTTAGCTTCCTTCTTACCTTTAGCAGTGTAGGGGAACTTCTTGTCTTTTACCATTGGCATTTAAATCTCCTTATAAAAAGTTTTGGACGGTACTGCGTTGCTCTAGTTCTACGGTAATGATACAAGTCGTTGTAGATCCTGTCTCAGACTGTACTCGAATCTCGTCACCTTCGTCTAGGATTACTTCTGATCCATCAAACTTTAAAAAAGACTTAGCAGTTAGACCGTATTCAAAGACTACTTCGATCTCAGTGTTTTCACTGGAGTCGTACCACCAGCAAGTAAACCACTTAGAAGAAGCACTGTGGTTCGCTGCAAAGAGTAAACTCCAACGAGCTATGTTCCTAGTTGGAACAGTAAACATAGTAGTCTTAGTATTCGCTACTAAGTCTTTACCTACGGAATGTGGTCTACTCATTTCTTAAATACCAAGTCAGCCATCCAAGTTACAAAACCACCAAAGACTGAGGCAGCTCCCATGATAGCCCACAAAGATCCTTTAGATCTCTCAGCCATTGCTACGAGTTTCTTGATGTCGTACTCCATTGTACTTACTTTGGATTCTAAGTTCTCAACAGCTTGAACTAACTTGCCGTATTCTACTGGATCGATGTCTGCCATGATTATCTCTTATTATTTATTAGCAAGCCATTAATACACACGGAACACAGTAAGAACCGTCTTCGTATGTACAAGTTACATTATTAGAAGTTACTTTAGCGATTGTCTTAGAACGAACAATATCATCGCCTTGGGGTTTAGCAGTTCCATCGCCAGCAGACATTAACAAATCGCCTCGTTGAACTACAACACCTTGTGCAATACGGATAATCATATCGCCTGTCATAGCCATATTGATTTCATCTACATTATGTTGTTCGTCATGCGACCAGTTTACAAATACACCAGCCACATTGACATCACCTTCAACATCAGAAACCTTGACTTTGTTTAGCTGTTCGTTATCTACTGGATTGCCATCTTTATCAACATAGACATTCATTTCATCTAGATTAGACATCACCGTTCCTTTGAAAAGGTCTGGCTTTGTGAGCATTTGTGCCCAACGAGATAAGTGTCCGCCATTGTATGAAACAGTAGTTCCTGATACAGAGATATTACCTTCGCTGCTATTATCTTGTCTAAAATCAACTAAACCGCCATCGTTTCCGTTGCGATTAATGTATAAAACAGGCTGCTGAAAAGCTGAAATAATTGTATAGTTTATGTCGGTTTTAAAACCATTTACTGTGTTATTTGGCTCTGTTGTACAACCAACCAATAATTTACCACTAGAGTCGATACGCATCCGTTCTGTGTTGTTGGTAGCAAAACGAATATTGTTAGCGGTTATGTTGTTTATCTGTAAATCGTTAGTTCCAGCTACACGAGTAAACTTAAATAAATCAGTTCCACCGCCTTCTTCCATTAGAATAAAATCACCATCTCCATGCTGGAGTTGAAGTGCTGGTAGTGCATCGTTAGTTTGATTTACATGGAGTTTTGTTGCAGGACTACTAGTACCAATACCGACATTACCGCTAGAATCCAATCGCATAGACTCTGTACCACCTTCAGCGAACGCAATCGTATCTGCTGCTGGGAAGAAAATACCAGTATTAGCGTCAGTTCCTCGGATTGCTGGAGTAGAAGCTGAGCCGTCTACATCCGAGATACCGTTTGTGCCGTCAATAATAACACTCATGGTAACTCCTTAATAAATTGTTCAGCTTGTTCTTGTGTCATCACATTCCCATCGGCATCTTGCAGTTCTGCACCAGCTAAGACTTCTTTTTTGAAGGTTTGGTAGTCGGTGTTGGCTGGGTCGAATGGAATAGATGAACTATCTGACAAGCGTTGTACAGCTAAAGCATTTCCATATGGGTTGTATGCTAATTTATACATTTAAAGCTCCGATGAAAAAATACATTTTGCTTGCTGAATGGTGCCTGAACCCCATATTGCTACTTGCCCAGCACTAGCAGCACTAGATGAAACACTTAAATTAATAATGCCTAATTTATTAGAAGTTTCACCACTTAATACAGGTGTAGCTGATACTGCATACCAAGCAACTCCTTCTAAAAGAAGTGTGCCATTTGCAACTGGCGTAAAACTTGGAGCTGCCCTCATTGTTACAGGAAAAGGAAAACTTACCCATGCGCTAGTTGAAGAACCCCAGCCTCCATATGCTATTCTTGCATTTGTATATTCAAGCCCATAAGAAATACAATACCTCTGACACAAAGCCAATTCAGTTCCATAAGGTCTGTAATCAAAGCTAGTAGCTGTATCTCCTTTTTGTAGTTGCACGCCAGTCAGATAGAAAGTTGCTCCGTTTGTGCCGACTACGGATGTTGCTCCTGTGGCTGAACGATAATCTGCCCCAGCCCAAGCTCCAGCAGTTCCTTGAAAATTAGAGCCTGAACCTAAGTCAAACCAAATTGTTAAGCCGCTGTTATTAGTTGTTTCCCAAGTGCCAGTTGTATCACCAGCAACAGTTATTGATTTTTGTTCCCAAGTATTTGCGGCAGAAATAGTGTAGGTAAATGGATAGCTACGATTGTTAGCGTTATTTTGAAATGCACCGCCAAATGTACCAGTTAATGAACTACGCACCCAAAACGACAAAGTAAATGTTTTAGCATTTGCTGTGCCAAAATTCATATCAGCTACATTGTAGCCTTCAATGGCTTGGTATATAGCGTTTAATTGACTTGAAGTTGCAGAAGCTCCTGTGCCTATTGTTACTAACAAAGACTTATTAAAGCCTGATGGAGCAACAGATGATTGAGCAATGGTGCTACCAGTTGATGTTTGCAATCTACCGCCAAATCTATCTAAATAATAAGCAAAAGAAGAAGAAAAACTAACACTAGCACCAGCATTACGCTGGTCTATACGCATATCCCCATTTATCAGGCGATTGACAAACGCTAGACCGCTTCCAGCACCGATACTACCGCCATTTGCCGCAGATACTATGTCTGCATTAACTGTTCCGTAAGGCATTATCTTGCTCCATGATTAGCAAATTCGCCATGATACTTATTCCTTGCTTCGATGGCGACCAACTCCGCAAGTTCCAAATCATCTACCATAACGCTGACAATCTTCTTTTCGTTCTGCGTTAATTGAACCCAATACTTCTTGTTTTGCTTGTTCCAAGAAATATTCTTTAATCCTAGTTTATTGTTGCGTTGCGTAACTCGATTGTAATTGTTGGTTACATGGTTAGCGGCACGCAAGTTCTCAATCCGATGGTCTTTCTTTTCACCATTGATGTGGTCTACAACTTCAGGCATATAGCCATGGTGCATACAGAAAATAACCTTGTGTAAGCAATACGACTTACCATCTAGGTTCACTACTCCATACATACTAGACATACAACCAGCACGCTTACCTTTTTTCTTTAAGGACTTATTGGTGTCAATTTTCCAATACAGTTCACCATTGCGATACTCAAATGCCTCGTTAAAACGCTTGGCTAATACAGCAGAATTAGGGCTAAAGGTATTGATAGAGCCTTGTATTGCGTTTGCTTGAACTGTGCCGTAGGTCATCTTATGCTGTTCCTTTAGGATATTTAGCCTTAACTGCTAAGCAGTCAGCGATGTATTTATCAATCTGTGCTTGGTCGCCCTTTACTACACCATCAATGTAATCGGTGATGGGTGGGTATTCTGCGGCTCGTTTAGCAATATAAGCATGAGCATCTATATAAGCCTGAACCTCAGCTTTATCGTATGCGACTTCGTTGCCGTCTGCATCGTAAGCGGTTTCGCCACGAATAACAGTAACTTGTGGATAAAGTTTAAAAATTCCTGAATTAATATCAATCATGCCGCAATCTCCATAAGAGTAATTGTTGAGTGCGATGAAGTATCCCAGTTAAATCTTATTGAACCAGTTGCTAAAATATTATTTACTTGGACTTTATATGAAGTTGCTGAAGTGGTAGCTGGAGAATCAAGATAAGAAACTGAAGCACCAGCCACCCCTGAATTTGATGTATCACCAGTAAAACCAAATTGACCACCAAAAATTATTAATGATGTTGATGAGCCACGAACTAATTGTAAGTTTCCATAAGTATTTTGGTCACGCTTTGCAAGACCATTAGCAGAAACTAATACTAAAATTTTGCTACTTGAAAATAGCGGTGTTATTGTTGCAGTTAATCCTGTATCTGTGTATGTAGCAGTTGCTACTTCCGTTTGTGTGTTTGTGCTGGCACTAACCACTTGCAACACAGAACCAGTAGGTAATGCAGCTTTAGGAATAGACTGACCGCTAGATGCAGTTGTAAGAAGTGTTCCTGTATGTGCTGGAACAGTAAGAGTAAAGTCGCTATTGGTATTCGGGCTTTCTAATGTTACTGAGCCTGTGCCACTAGCATTACCTTTGGTGATAAGAGAACTCATGTTAATCCTTTATAGTACAACCCAGCGACTACCAGTAGGAACTGTTACAGTAACTCCGCTAGAGATTGTTACTGCTCCAACAGAACTAGCAGAATAACCGCTAGGAATTGTATAGTTTGCTCCGATTGTCATATTGTTTACTACAATGCCGTTAGTTGCTACAAGCTGAGAAGCCTTTAACTCTCCTGTGCTTGGCTTGTAAAGTAACTTAGCGTTACTGGTGTAGATAGCCGTAGCAGTACCTGTTGTAGCATTTAGGAATGCAGGATAGACATCGGTAGAAGTGGAAGTATCGTTGGAGATTGCAGAACCGCCAACGGAAGCCCAAGCAGTACCGTTGTAGCCTTCAAACTCATTTGTTGTAGAGTTAAAGCGTAACTTACCAGCGACTCCTACTGGTCTTTCGCCTGTTGTTCCTGCTGGAATTTTGATTGCTGATGTAGCAGTAAACGATGGATTTGCATCGTCATACTTTACGGTGTCAGCGTCATAGGCTTGAACATCTGTGCCAATTGCTACGCCTAAGTTTGTTCTTGCTGTTGCAGTATTTGTTAAATCAGAAAGATTGTTTGCTTTTAGCAGCGAACTCGACAGCGTAGTAGCAGCTTGATTAGCATAATACTTAGCAGAATACTCAGAACCATCTACCGTACCAGTTGTTTTAGTAGCCCAGTCTTGAGCTAGGGTAGCAGAGTTACTGGCATTGGTTGCTGAAGTAGACGCAGAAGATGCTGAGTTGCTGGCATTTGTAGCAGATGTCGCAGCAGCACTGGCTGAGTTACTAGCGTTAGTTGCTGAAGTAGATGCAGCAGATGCACTATTAGCTGCGTTGGTTTCTGATGTAGCAGCATTTGAGGCAGAAGTAGCAGCGTTACTAGCTGAGGTTGATGCAGCACTAGCAGAGTTTGCTGCATTCGTAGCAGCAGTTTCTGCATTCGTCTCTGCAGTCTCTGCATTAGTCTCAGCAGTTTCAGCAGCTAACTGAGCTGCCTCTGCAGCGGTTTGAGCAGCTTCAGCATTAGTCTCAGCAGTCTCAGCGTTGGTCTCTGCTAACTCAGCAGCAGTCTGAGCAGTCTGAGCAGCGGTAGCAGAATTTGCAGCATTCGTTGCTGAAGTCGCTGCAGCACTAGCGGAATTAGAAGCATTGGTTGCTGATGTAGAAGCGTTACTTGCGGAGGTAGACGCAGCAGAAGCACTATTTGCAGCGTTGGTTGCAGCCGTCTCTGCATTAGTTTCAGCAGTCTCTGCGTTAGTTTCGGCAGTCTCGGCTGCTAGTTGAGCAGCTTCCGCTGCAGCTTGTGCAGCCTCGGCAGCAATCTGAGCAGTTTCAGCGTTAGCTTCTGCAGTTTCGGCATTTGTTTCTGCTAATTCTGCATTAGTTTCTGCAGTCTCAGCGTTAGTTTCTGC